TACCATTTTGTAGATTATGGAATCGTCCATTTAAATCAATGATAAAGTGTTGTTGATTGTCATTATGAGGATAAATCATGCGTTCTGCCAATTTATCCCATACTCTAAATTTAAAGCGGTTATTCATATTATTTTAATAGTTCACTATGTTCAAAGATATTGCCAATTACTTCGCAATCAGATTGAATTGCATTACCTCTAAACTTTGTATTTTGATTTTTAGCGGGTATTGTTTTATATCCAGCATATAAAATATCATCAGAATACTCTTTATATACAACTATTCCAATATACTCATATCCAATTTCATCACCCCAATCTTCAAAATGATGTTCTTTAACAATATCTCCCTCGTAAATTTCTTTTCCCTTTGAATCATTTAATCCAGTGTATTGTTGGACAGTCGCTTCTTTTGGACTTAATATTGTTCTGGTCAATCCAATTGATTCATCTAAATACATATAATAAAATCTTTTTGTATTTATATCCCACATTCTAAATTTAAATCGGTTATTCATTTTTATCTAAATGAGGAGTTTCAAATACATTACCTACCACTTCTAAATCGTAAACCTTGAAAGAATACCAAGAATCTTCGCATTCATCATTGATGTATCTTGGATAATATGCGCCGTCTTTGAATTGAACTTGAGTTTGATTTTCTTCTATAATTCCATCGTGTCTGCCTTCCCAAGTTTTGTAATTTACAATATCTCCCTCGTAAATAAGATAGTTCGTTTTATCTCTAATTTCAGTACATTGTTGAACAACATATCTTTTTTTATCTCTTAAACATTCGCACAATGGTATAGGACATTGCCAGCCACAAACAGGTTCGTAAAAATGAAATTCGTCATCTTGATTTAAATAAAATTTCTTTTCAATATCCCAGACTCTAAATTTAAATTCTCTCATACTTCTTTATGTTCGAATACATTACTGACAACTTTCATAATATTATAATCAGCCGCTGGACTTTCAAAGTTTGGTATAAAGAACCAATTGGGTTTTATAGTTTTTAATTTGTAGCAACGGTCCCAATATATTTCATACAATCCACAATGATTATCTTTGACATCTTTGGCTTTATCATTTGCTGCTGTATGTAGTTCAATTATGTCGCCTTCGTAAATTTCTTTGCCGGACTTATCTTTTAAGCCAGTGAACCATTGAATGATTCTACCTTGTTTCTTAATCTCTTCATTCGGATATATAAGCAGAGATGATTTATCCCAACAATTGTATTTTTCATCCCAGACTCTAAATTTTGATTCTCTCATATTTAAAAATCAAATGCATCTAATTTGCTTTCGTATTTAATAATAAAATCTTCTTTAAAATTTACAAAGTCTTTCCATAATTTTTTTGAAGCGCAGTAGTTCGTTTCTGAAATACCTCTTTTTTTATCAAAAATTGATTTTTTTTGCCACTTATGTTTGTTTTCTGGAGATGTATCTAAATAGATAATAGCTTTAGTTTTTTGACTTATGCAAAATGTATAAGCTGGTTTATTTTTTTTCTTTTCATACCCATGAATAGTGTCTATAAATATATCAGGAAATGGAAACGACAAAACATCTAAAAAATTTAAATCTCTGCTTTTACACTCACATAATATTTTATTTTTGCCAATAATTATATCCTCTTCATTTTCGCTGTATTCTCTCCGAGTACTTTCAATATCTTTTCTGGACTTCATCCATTCTGAATATTGACTTTCATCGGCATTCAAATCAAAATCATAACAGAATTTAGCATGATTAACTACTATGCCACATTCAGAAATTTTTTGTTCTACAATTTTTTGATATTTTACACCTTTTAATAATTCAGAATAAAATAATTCATGATTGTCAAGCCATTTTTTTTTCATTAATGTTTAGATTTGATAAATAAATTCGCGGCTTATATTGTTATATGTCTATAGAGTTGTTGATAAATTCAAATCCCAAAACCAGACTTTGCTCTCTCGCTTACATCATGGCGGCTAGAATCGCATTCGTCAAGCGAAGATTGCAGAAAAATTCGCCTTGTCAAGCGGCGTTTCCCGGTGTAAGCAAATATAGATGACAACCTTAGAACAACTCCTCGCAGATCAGGCAATTTTAATCCAAAAAATAATAGCAGAAGCTAAAAATGAAGCATTAAATGTTGCGGCCAAACCAAAATCTACAATTGAAAATAAACAATTAGATCTCTTTTCTCACATCTCTTCTACCTTTGATAATTTAATTAAAGAAAAGAAAGAAAAAAATATACTAACGCCATACTCTAATCCTTACAATTGGCCCCGCAACAATAACTGCTGGGCGAAAAGTATTGATCTAACTGGATATGCCGCTTGCATTGTTCCTCTCGGAGGAGTTGGCGGCGGAACACTTATAACCAAGAAACATATATTATTATCTAATCATGTGCCTTATTCGAATTCGCCATTTATGATTTTCTTTGTAAACAATAATAATGTATCACTTGTTTATAACGTCATGAAAACAAAGCGTGTCGCCAACACTGATATATTAATTGGCGAATTAGATAAAGAAGTAGATTCTTCACTAAAAGTTTGCAGCGTATTGCCAGCTAATTATCTTAAATACTTTGATAAGCAAACTAACTTTCCTTTATTATATTCTGATCAAGAAAGAAAAGCTTTGATTGGCGAAAATGGTTTAATTAATATTACTTACGGATCAACAAATACATTAATAAATATGTCAAAAGACACTAATAGAGCGCAATATTTTGAACCAGTTATTGGCGGCGACAGTGGCAATATTGTTTCTACTATTATTAATAATGAGGTGGTATTAATTGGTGCTTGGTATATGACATTTGGAGCTATGGCCGGTTTAGGCACAAATATTCCTAGTTATATAAACGAAGTAAATAATACAATATCTTCATTAAGCAGCGGATATGAACTTAATGAAGTTGACTTGAGTGGATTTAAAATGTATTAAAAAAATACCACTAGAAGTAAGTCTTTTTACAGAACGGGGCATGAAGCCCCTTGTCCTTCTAATGAGATAAATTATTTAAAGAACTGGATGACCATGACTTGCGAATATACGAGGATTTCACTATTGTTCCATATATTATGGAAAATCAATACATTTACTTTCGAACATATATGTACTTTTTTTCCAAATGTCTTCTCGTTCAATTTCAGTCTCCCCTACTGTCTTGTAGCGTGCTATAATTCTATACACCAATGGTCAAAATTAATACCCATTTTTTTCTCAGTGTAAAGTGACTAGAAACATTATCACTTGGGCGCACTGTATGTTTTTTCGCAGATCAGGTCGCTCAGTTGTCTAATATACCGGATTATTTCCAGTACCCCAAACTACGTCTTAGTGACGACTGCCCTCATTGCTGCAAAATTGTATTGCGGCTTGGGTAATTACTCCCAAACCGCAACTTTTCCTCAGAGACCATCCGTAACAGATTTCCAAGTCCGTTATCATGGGTTCGCTTCTTGGTAGCCGGGTGAATCGTGTTGGAAAAATTTATAAAAGAACAAAAGTGGTGGCACCAGAGGGACTCCAACCCTCACGGTCTTTCGACCAGCAGATTTTAAGTCTGCTATGGCTAGCAATTACATCATGGTGCCAAAATTTAAAGAACACTTCAATATGGCTCGAACTTAAAGTTTGTCAAGGGAAAAAATTGGAATTTGAATTTTCGAGTTTACTAGTGTATACTATATTATATGCTTTTAATTTCAATAGAACAAATGTTATCTTTTAAAGCTACTCAGATGATACCTGTTAAGTGCGACTTTTGTCAACAAAATTTTGAAAGAATGCAGAAGTATATAAAATCTGATTTTAAATTATATCCACGTTACAGTCATTACTGCTCTAAAGCTTGCGGTTCTAAATCAAAAGATGCAAGTGAAGAAGTGAATTGTAAGCGGTGTAATAAAGTGTTTTCAAAAAAACGCAATCAATTAAAAAAACATCCTAATTCCTTTTGTTCGTCTTCTTGCTCTGCTACTTACAATAATACTCATAAAACTCATGGATGCAGGAGATCGAAATTGGAAGTCTATTTTGAACGAGTATTGCCAATTAAATATCCAAATTTAGAATTTCATTTTAATCGTAAAGACACAATCAATTCTGAACTAGATATATATATTCCAAATCTCAAACTTGCTTTTGAGCTTAATGGCATTTTTCATTACGAACCAATTTATGGTTTAAATAAACTAGATCAAATCAAGAGCAATGACCATCGTAAGTTTCAAGCTTGCTTAGAAAAGAATATTGAATTATGCATTATTGATACGTCTAGTTTAAATTACTTCAAACCAGATAAAGCTCAAAAATACTTAGATATTATAGTAAATATAATAAATTCGAAATTGTAAAAGAACAGATAAATTCATAGCCCAAGTGGAATTCGAATCCACAACTTCACGCTTATAAAGCATGTACTCTTACCAATTGAGTTATTGGACTATAATAAATACGCAATAGTCTCTGTGGGCCGTGTCGAGATCGAATCGACAATCAACATTTTATGAGAATGCTGCTTTAAGTCCAGTTTAAGCTAACGGCCCATAGAAACTACTGCATATTAAATTTTAAAAAGAACTTCTTGTTTTATGTAGTTACAAGAATAGGATTAACACTAACCAGAATCAATAGATCAAAGATCCCGCTACAATACCTTATAATATCATTGCAAAAACAGTTTGCAACTAATTATAAAAAGAATGAGCGGGGAGGAGTTATTTCCTCAAAATACTTCTAACACACATTAGAAGTAAGTGACTTCACCGCTCAAAATTTTAAAGAACAAAAAAATGGTGCATCCGGTGGAAATCGAATCCACAACCAACAGATTAACTTACCACTTCAGCTTTCGCTGACCGTTTCCGTTGTGGTCTGGACTTTATCATCATCATTACAGATGTCAAGCGTAAAGTCTCTGAGGATCCTATCTAGGTCTAAAAATTCATTTATATGATGAACTTTTGACTTTTGAAGATTCTTGCTTTCTTTATACCTGATAATAAAAACATTTTTATTTTCGCAAGCTAATTTAGCTGGAATAAAAAGCACTTTGTCTTGATCAGGAAGATAAACGCTAAACATATCAATGTCGCTAACTTTATAAGTATATCTATATCCATTAGGACCAGATTTTCTTAAAGCAAGTGTAGCAATTCCATTTTTTTCTTTAGCGTATTTAACTTGAATTTTTATTAACTTACTATTGCATTCGACTATCATGTCTATTTTAGAGTAGTCGCCAATTTCAGAAAAAACATTATATCCAAGCTTATGTATCTCTTTTAAAGTAGCGGAGAATCCAAGATTACCTTTCTGTTTGCTATGTGTTATCATATACTATATTATACACATAAACTGTCAGATTACTAATCTTTTAGTTTCCTGCGGATTGTCCAATCTTAAACATTTTTACTTTTTCAAGTAGCTTAAGCTCTAAGGAGTTTCCCGCATATGGCTCGATTCATTTCATATATTTCTATATGAACGCTCTTATTACCTAAGTCTGCTGCTCTACCGTTGAGCTACGGATGCATTAAATTTTAAAGAACAAGTGCAACTTTTTTTAACCCGCTGCACTCTCAACACCTCTACTATGACCGACGTTTTCCGAAAGTCAAGCCCAGCGCGAAAATTTTTCGAGATTCTCATCTTTTTTGATATCATAAATAAATGTTAGAAAAAGAAGAAAAAATCAAGCAACTGGCTTCTGAGGGCAAAAGCGGCAGAGAAATAGCAAAAGAACTTAAATGTTGCAGAAGTTTAGTCTCTTATCATTTAAATCCAGAGGGAAAAATCAAAAATTCCGAAAGAAAAAACAAAAATCGTTTGCGTTTTAAAAGTGAGTGCAGAAACAACTCAGGTGCAAAATGTCAATTTTGTGGATATAATAAATGTCAAGCGGCTTTACATTTTCACCATGTAGATCCAACAACAAAAAAATTTGGAATCTCAGATGCAATTTCTAATGGATACCCCAAAGAAGAAATAGAAGCTGAAATAAAAAAATGCGTGTTAATCTGTGCAAATTGCCATGTAGAAATACACACTAATTCTTTATCATTCTGCCCCCAACAATGTTAGTCTTTTTAAAAGACTTAAAGCTATTATCGTCATTAAGGTCATGGCCTTTGACATAATACTTGTCTTCTTCAAGGATATCTATCTTGCGCCAATCTGTTTTGCCGTCATCTTTCTTATACACAAATTCTACAACATTTGGAGTTCTTACTTCAATTATAATAAGATCTTGTGAATAGTCTCGGTCTTCTGAGTTTTTGATAGCAACTGTTTTAATTGCAGAGTGAGCAAATATAATAAAATCAAGCATAACCTCGGCAGGATCGCGGTGTTTGGGCTTAAAAGTTTCTAGGAATTTTTTTAGAGCAGTTTTGCTTGGGACATAAACCTCCAAGATTGGAGAGTTGTAATAGTTTTCTGATTCAGTAATGAATTGAATGGATAGTTTCATGTTATTCTTCTGGTAAAAATTTTTCTATAATTAGAAACAAAGCCAAATTAACAACTACCCCAACCAGCATACCGTAAAATACGGATACAACTAGGCCAGCCGCAACAGTCGATAAAATTGCAATATTATAAATCTTCATAAAATGGTTGGGGATAATGGAATCGAACCACTACAAAGAGCTTCAAAGGCTCCCGCACTGCCATTATGCAAATCCCCAGTTGGAGCGAGTAGGTTGAATTGAACATCCATGTCGAATTTGGAAAAATCGCGCTTTACCATTAAGCTATACTCGCAATAACTTACTTTTTGTTCTCTTTCCTTCTCTTATCTTCTCCTCTTATTTTATGATCTGCAATCATTTTGTCTAATTTTTCATAAGCACTTTTTTTAGTAACGCAAGTAAATCCATCTGCTCCCCAACCATTCGAGCTTGGGTAATATTCGCTCGCTGGATATGCTTGCCCGCCAATAGAATAGCCGTTATGGGACAATATTTTTACCACCTCATAGTGCTTCTTTTCGGGAGTATTATCATGGAACCTCTCATAAATAGCAAATTCTTCTTCTCTGTGTATTTGCTTAAATGAAAAGTTTTTAGAAGTGAATTCTTTTTCTATTTTTTTCATGACTGTTTTTGAGTGTAACGATTGATTGCTTCTTGACACCACTTTAATGGATTACCTGAAAAATTATTCCAACCAATATGACCTAATTTTATAGTTGGGTCAATTAAAACTTTTCCTCCGAGTTCCCGCCAGATCGAGCAAAATCCCCAATCTTCGCTCTCGTAAATTCCGTTATGGACCCCTGACCTAAAGAAGTTATAAAAAGTATCTAATTGACCATAGCCATCAATGTCATTTTTGTATTTTAACTCTGGCTTATTAGATGCTATTTTAGTAAAGACTTCTCTTTTTATCATCAAGAAGCCAGTAGGCAAATAAGTGGTCTCAATTAAACCATCTTGATTAAAATGAACTTCTCCCCCGAATGGATAGTCAACAGCTTCTTCTCCAGCCAAGGCTCTGTCCCACATATAATACTTCTTTGGATAAACTCCTGCAACGACTTGTTTATTATGCCTAAGAAGTTTCAGCACCGACTCTGGCTCAAACTCAATATCAGCATCAATAAATAACAAATGACTACAATCAGAATCAAGGAAATGAGCAGCGGCAGCGTTTCTCGCTCTCGGGATTAAGCTCTCAAATACGATAGGATATAAACAATAACTAATGTCATTATCTCTCAAGTGATGAGTTAACCTAATAAGGCTAATCATAAATTCTGTATTTGCCATATGGTTATAGCAAATTATAGGGATAAAAATTCTTTCTTTCATTCGCGGTAATATTATTTATTTAACATTTTAAAGATAGCAAGATCTTTTGCTTTTAATTCTACATCCCAGAATACTTCTTTGTCATAATCAGGAGGACTATGTAAAGCGTAGTCAGCGTGTTTTCTTGTGCCATCAATACCTTCGCTGTAGTGGAATACAGGAGTTGTATTCCAAGTAGAGTGAGCCATGTCCATAGCTTCGCGCTCAGAAACATCATGATGGCAAAAGGAATGATGCAAGTTATCAAAAGTAACAGGAATGTTAGCTCTCTGATAATAAAACTTATGGAGATTCTTGACGCTCCAAGATCCTTCTCGGTTATCATTGACTTCTAAGACTAACCTATTCTTGACGTTATCTGGCAATTTGTCAAAGTTTTTTAAGAAAGAAGATGACACAGTTTCTGGGTCGCCATCTTGACGGCAGTGAATGTTCAAGGGCGCGTCGTAAGACTGAGGAAGACCAATGAGGTCAAACAACTCAGCATGAGAAGATAGGTCTCTGATGCTATTAGAAATGACTTCTTCTTTGGGGCTAGTTAAGCTAATGTATTCAGAAGGATGCGCTGAGATTTTTAATCCCGTCTCCTTGACGGCTTTAGCGATAGAAGACAAGGACTCAAAAATAAGCGAAGCATTAGGTAAATCTTGGAGCTTAAGATTGACATCTGGATGGTCAACGACTGGAGCCAAGGTCGAAGACAGCCTGTAGCTGCTGAAGCCGCTGGCCTTACAGTACCGTATGATTTTCTCGGTCACAAGAAAATTGTTGACAATCCGAGCGGAAAGAGTCTCTAAGGCTTGCTTCCGTGGCAAGGCAGAAAACCTAGAAAAAGTCATCGTTTGGAATTTATGCCCCTCTTCTTGGAGGCGCAAGGAAATGCAGCAAAGTCCCAGTCGCATAGGTTGAGTATGACTCAATCCGAGTCAAAGTCAAGCGGTGCGTCGATATTGTGGGAAATTTTTTTCACGACGAAAATTTTTTCTTTTTCAGACTTATTTAATTCTTGACATTTATTTTTGGCCTCGCGCTGATCGTCGTAAAGACCAAGGTTGATGCAAACTATCGGGACTTTCGAGGTTCTTCCGTCAATTTGCAACGATGCCATTCTCGCGATGCAAAAAGATTTCCTGAGAGAAGCTTTTCTCAACTTAATCATTAATTTACCTAAAGGCTTATTTTCTCCTATATCCACGCCAAAATCTTGCTTTACTAACTCTCTCTGAACCTCGGCTAAGTTATAGTACCCAGCATTAGACAAAACCTTATAAGACAAAGAAACAAAAACATGACCGGGCAATTCTTTATCTTCTAAACGAATTAAAAGACCAACTTCCTTGTGACTATTTAAAGCCCACTCTACGGCCCGAGTCGAAGCTTCAAAAATAGTGTCTTCAATAGAATTTAATTCTTCTATTTCTATTTTCTTCTTCCAATCTGCGCTGTAGGCTACATACTTTTTCACAAGTATAATTACACTATCTAAAATCTTCTAGCTTAGACTCTTTGCCTCGGTGTGGTTTGTTGGCTTTTTTCTTGCGTTTTAAATCTAGATTTTCGTAATCTCTTTTCTTTGAGGAGTTCTTTTTTGAAAATTTGTCTTGCTTCATGTTAATTTCCTTGATTAGCAGCCTTGTAATCTGTTACAGCCTCAAAGAAACTGCAAAATGCTAAGTAATCATGAAAATCCGCTTCATTGAGATTCATGGATTTCAAATCTACATTATCAAGATATTCAGAAATAATACTTGCGTAATAAGACGGAATAACTATATTCTTGCCATCAAAAATTAAATCGTCATTTTTGACAACAATATTCTGAGACTTTTCTTTGATGTACAAATCTTTCTGCATACTATTATTATAGCGTTGCAATAAGTGATTTCAAAAAAAATAAACTAATCTCCTCGCTTAAAGCTCTCTAAAAGCTCTGTTACCGAAACAAGCATTTTATCAAGAGTAGCTACTCTATTAGAGTAAAGTAATTCTGTTTTTTGCTGTTCAGATATTATTAGTTTTTCTAATTGCTTGATTTTTTTGTATGTTTCTGTGGGTTTGTTTCTTTCGAATTCGGAAATATTCATTTGATTGAGAAAAATTTTTCAACAACATAAATGTTTGATTGCAGAAACCTAAGAACATTACCGATCTTACGGAATATAAATCTTATAAAACGAGAATAAGGGCCTAAAATGTATCTATATTTACGAGTCTTTGTAAAATCATGCCATTCTTTAAGTTTTTTCTTAAATTCTTCATCTTTTATTTTTCTTGCAGAATTATCTTTTGCTTCGAATTCAGTAAGCTTAATTTCATCTACAATGCCATCTATGAAAATAACTTTATATTGCACAAAGTAATCGTATCCGCTTTCGCTTGAATCTTTGTAGTCATACATTTCCATAGTTAAAGTGTCATAAACAGGCTCTAACCATGTCCTAGTGACTTCGAAACGGCCAATCTTCTCGAATAATCCTTTAGCTTCTTTGTCTGGTTCGATATAGTTGCCTTCTCTCTTGTGAATAGATAGCTGACCATTAGCCGCTATCTCATAAATATCCAAACCGCAATCTAAATGCTTGGTTTGGAAGTCTTCGCTGCCAGCGTAGCCTTTCGGGTCGCTTGGCATTGGCAGTGGATATTTGCAAATAACAGTGTCGTACATTCCGATAGATTTACCCTTGCCCTTTCTTAATTTTAATTATATTCATAAATTTTTCTTTGCAACTTTTGCATTTTTTTGTTTTTTTTGCCAATTGATTTCTTGGAAGTTTTTATCATAAACTTTTTTATCTACTGGCCTAGGCTTGTCTCCTTTTCCCGCGCTCATAGTTTTTGTAATTCTTTTATTGCAAATTCAATATCTAGGGTTATTTGTCTTGGCTTTAGATCGGCTTCTTCCATTGTTCTGTCGTCCTCTCCAGTTCGCCATTTATTGAAAGCCAAAAGCCTTTCGGCAACAGCTTTGCTTGTCATTGGCAGAGCGGAAAATTGTTTTAATTTAGAGTTTTTGTTTGTCGACATGGAGTGATCTATGGTGTCTTATATGACGCTTTATCTCGCTGAAGGTTCTCTATCTGAAACTTTATGAATCTTTCGCTTCGACGCGAGCTTCTCGTAAGAAGACCTATAAATGCCGCCTTCAGCTTGTTTCCAAGCTTGGAAGTCTGCAAAGAATTGCAAGGTCTGAGACATTTGTAAAGAAAAATCTGTAGAACGATAAATTACGCCATCAGAAGGCTTGTCGAAAGGCTGGTCGCACTTCAAGTTCTCAAACCAACGCATCCAACCATCGCTGCCGGGAGGATACTTTTTACTTAATTCAGAATCAAAAAGAGGACTCAAAGGAGATCCTTGAGGATACTCAGCGGTAGCATGGCAACTATAGCATGAACTCATTGCGTTGTCAAGGGGTCCATTTAGTCTGCCGTTCCAGCCTAGGTGAGTGGGAGGAAGCTCTTTAGTGTCTGGATTTATGATTGTTTCTTTAAGGTTGGTGTTAATTATAGTAACTGTAGGATGAGGATTTGATTGATTAATATTGTTGGTTGGATCTTGTCCCCACATTACGCCAACTGGAATTAAATTATTCCATTTGTCAGAGTTATTAAGTTGACCATTGTATTGGAAATTACCAAGCACCCAACCAGAGGCGGAATTAGTATCTCTTACCATAACATCCATTTGAGTCAAAACTACTTGAATCTTTGATCTGGTCAAAGGAGCGTTATTAAAAACATAATTACCATAAGCATCCCACCAAATGCCGTTTGTTAAGAAAGGAACTTGAGATTCGGCAATATCTTTAGGGAAAGAAGTAAACAAAAGCTTAAACAATACTGCTCCATGCTTGAATCCTCCTGCCATCTTGGTGACATCAGGGTTTTCATGGTCTTCCCAAACTTGACCAATTGTGTAGCCAGCTACATCATTATAAAATCCAACTGCCCAAGCACCAGCAGTGGCATAGCTTTGATTTGGCGCAAATTGATTTGGGCCTACTGGAGCTTCTCTTGTCAAACCATGATAGCCTTCTCTGCCGTTAGCAGAGTAATGTTGAAATGGCATATGATACCAATTACGAGATTTATTATTTTCAACTCTGAAATTAACTCCTGTATTACCTTCGTAGCAATAAGACCGGATAGAAAGAAGATACTTTCGCCAATCTTTCTTATAATCAATGCTATAAAACTCTGGCAATTTATTCTTCGGAAGAGTCTTCGGGTAATTTTGACTTAGCTTGAACACTTCGTTAATGTTTGTAATCTCATTAGCGGGAGCCATGTAGCCAAAGTCTGGAAACGGCTTTTGCTTCTTTGACGCAACAGAAAACGCTAAAGAAAACGAGGCGATAAAACAACTTAAAATTAAAAGATATTTTTTCATAAAAAAAGAGCAGCACGAATTGCACTGCTCTTTATTCTAGCCTCTCCTAATCTTAAAATCAAAAATTAATTTCTATTATAGGAATTTATGTAAGATTCAATATTTAATTTTCCAATTGGATTCATGCTGTGAACAATGTATGGGGGGTGTTTAATTCCACGTTCCATGCAGTAATTTACTAGCCATTTAGCGCAATCGTAGCCAGTTTTCTCTTGATATTTATTATAATCTATCTGATCATTATTTAATCCATCACCGTAATGGCAGTCTGCTAGATCGTGATCGTAGCAGACGAACTTGGGAAGTCCTCTGAGAGTGATTAAATCTACAAATTCCTTGTAGTTTCGTACAACAGAATAATGTTGATCAACTGGCACATCAACCCAAGTGACATCGGTTGGGACGCGAATATCATCAAGGAACAAATTATATTTACTTATCATAGCTCAAATGCGGCGATTGTATGTTGGAAGGGGTTGCCTTCAATATTCTTTACCAGATTTAACATCTCAGCAGCAATCTCTCGGATTTCTTTCTGAGCATCAGGCTTGTTGCGAAGCTCAAGGAAATGATAAAAACTACGCCAATTAAACATAACGTCAGCTTGAATTTGAGAATTATAAGCCTTGAAATAACGAGCCGATTCCTTAGCTCGCTTGCGACCTAAAGTTGGCTCAAGGTCTTTAACGCATTGATGATAAAGAATATTGCCAAGTTCAGTATAATGTTCAAGAATATTAGTCCATTTATCGTTTTGTACTCCTAAATTATTATCACTATTAAAATTAGATGTAATACCTTCCCAGTCATCTGGGATAAGATACTTGTCTTCTTTTATTTCCTTGTACCTCGCAGACTCTCCATTAATAGACACGCCCACACGATGCTTAAGGAGATGAATGTGACTAGCAATATCAGTATCGACTAAGAAGTGAATGCTAGACTTTTCAAAAGGAGTGTGATGTCCCGCATCAGCAAGCATCTTAAGAAGTTTAGGAATTCGCCCAATCTTGTCTTCATTTAAATCTCTATTTGTAGAAGTCCAAGCTGAACAAGCGTGAATTTGGTCACTGCCATAGTAACCAATCAGTTGAACCTTATTATTATTCTTATCGTTAATCATATTCTAAAACTCTAAATGTTGCGTCAATTGTGACATTCATTCTTGAAATAGTAAAGAATTTTCACCATTGAAAATTTATTTTTTCTAGAATGCCTTTTACTTTGCTTTTATCTTCGATATGAACATCTCCGTCAGAATACTCTCTCGACAAAAATCCTTCTGAGTCCTTATACGCGTCGTAAATATTTATATATAGTAAATTTTTTTCTTTGCATTTCTCTTTAAGCCTAGAATTTAATTTATAAGTATATCTTGATCTGTCTTTGTCTGAGCCAATAAATGGGAAATTGACATTTTTTTTCTCTGGATCACGCCTACTTGGAGGCACAACGCTCATTATCCCTATCTCAGAGTAAACAGATAAACAATTATCAATATAATTATCAACAAGAGTATTTATTACTTCATCTTCTTGCCTTTTCTTTTCGTGAATTTGATTATAGATTAAACAACGAACATCTATTTCGCCAAAACAAAATATCCATAATCCATTCTTAGGTATCAAAGATTCAGAATTAACTCCTAATTGATAAAAAATTTTATGATTGCTAACCTGATGCATTGACATCGGTGAGTGTTTATAGTAATAATTTGGGCAATGAAAAAAACAGACATCTATAGCCCTGAAATGAGAGTCGCCTATTACATGTATTTCATTATATTTTAATTGCATTTCTTTTTTATTTGTTCGTGAATGCTTTTGTTAACTTTGCAATTACAACTATCCATTTTCAAATTACCGGGGCCAATTAATACCCATTCCCAATTGCGGCAATAATGCCAGCCTATACTTACCTCTTCAGGAGTTAACCAATCTTCACAAATTCTCTCTTCCATGGGTCATCCTTTGGTTTATGGATTACGATAGTGTTAACGGTTTCGTTTTCTTTTGGGTCTAACCAGCGTATTTTAAAATCACCATTCTCATCTCCTGCCATTTCTAGCATTCGATCATTAACATGAAAAACGATACCTCCAACGTGGAGTTTATTCCTAGGTGTGCTAGTTCCTAATCCAATGTTGCTTGATCCTCCAATGCCAAGATTGCCATCTGAATCAATTTTTAAAATTTCTTTATTAACTGATAGATATTGTGGCGGTTGAGGAGTCTCTTCTGCTTTGATTAGAGATGGCGCGGCAGAAGCAGCGACAAAGCCTCCGAATAGAGTCTTAAAAAAACCTTTGCGGTCCATGCTCATATTATATCAATCTTCTTGCTCTTCAGCAAATTTTTGTTCAGGATGATACACGAATTCTGGGCCATTGTATCCGTATCCCGTGTCACCAAAATCATTATAATCATCAGGGAATTCGCCATCATAGATTAAATCTTCAAGATATTTATTTCCTTTTTGATCAACACCGTATTGAATTTTTAATTTATTTGGGTCAAACTCAGTGAAATTGTTCCAGAAATAGACATAATTAAATTTCATGTCGTGCGACCACCAGATATTTACTTCGCCTAATTTGTCTGGAGCCTCCGGTACATAATTAGATCCGCCGCCTTTCTCAAATTCAAAATCTTCCCAATTAGAAGTTACAAAAACAGGCTTCTCATCATTAGAGATGTTGTCATCGCCTCCTAAGTAAACATCAATAGAATCTCTCTTGTCATTGTCAAAATAAGGACAAGTCTCATAAACATCTCCGCCCCAATAACAATCATCGCTTTCTTTGAAAGCTTCTTCGAATTGTTCTTGTGTTTGATCGATAGTAGGGCCGGGAATGGTGTCTTGACTATATTCCATAGTTCCACGCATCCAAATTTGAATCTTTAACATAAATTAAGCGGTTTTCCAGTTAGAGTTAGTGCTATCAGAGCAATTAATAGTATAAGTTACATAAGGGCTAGGATTGCCCCAAGAATAAGGTATAGTATATAATTGATTATTGTAGCCCAAAACGCCTTTAAGTTGAGAATAGAGGTCTCTCGCTTCTTCCATTGATAAGAGAATTTCTTGATCTTTAATTTTGAGATTTATTGAAATTGCGATAGATTGAGAGTCCATATAAGAATTATAAAATGAATCTTTAATTTTTACAAACTTAATCGTGCAAATTTATATGCCTCATATCGAGTTCATCATACAAAATCGTATGAATCGCGTCAAGAGCTTCGTTTACATTTTCAAAATCGTTACCGTGCTTGCGGTAGCTTCTTAATCTTTCAGCAAGATGACAAATCACTGCGTACATATCAGCAGATTGATTTGCTATTTCAAATTGTTTTTGATCTTCAGGCAGATTGAATTCTAATGTTGCTTTCATATAGTTCTGTAAAATTCTCCAACTAATTGTTTAAATTTAATGTCTCTGCTTGCAATAGCTTCTTCTACTGTATTAAATAATCCAATATAAATATCTTTGCCATCCACTTGCATGGCGCAGCGATACTTATTAAGTTTTTTAACAAAAGAAATATTTTTATGTCCGCTTAAGTTGTTTTTTTGTTTTTTCCGATTGAATTGGTTCTGAGATGCCGTAACAAGTCTTAAGTTTCGCGGGGAATTATTTAATACATTTCCATCTATATGATCTATTTGCTTGCCTTGGAAATCAATACTATTGTTGTAAATAGCGAATACAATTCTGTGGTTTGGATATCTGATCTTGTCAAGCCTTGAGTAATAGTATCCGTTTCCTAATATGCATCCTGATGGATCATTTGAATTGTTTGTTTTCCATCTTTTGTGCATGGTTTCGTTTTTGAAATGGCTAAGAGGTCTATTAGAGGACCACCGGAGACCGCAAGGAAGCGAGGGATCTAAAACAAAACATTCTTTTAAATAATTAAGATCTGGAAGAGGGGTTATTTTCATTTTTTTGTTAAGCTAATGTAAAACTTGCAACCAATTACCTAAAATGAATGTCTTATTGAATAACTATGAAATATCTATTCTATACGATACTCTTAGGGTTCTCGCTGACATCCTCAGCTCAAGATGCACCCAAAACACCAAAAAGTCAAGAAAAAAAAGGCCCTCCCAAGGAATTTCTTGAAAAATACGACACGAACAAAGACGGAAAGATAGATAAAGAGGAGAGATCTAAGGTTTCCCAAGAAGACAAGAGAAAATTCGCACCGCCTCGCAAAGGGCCAAAGGGGCCTCCTCCCCCTCACCGTCGCCCTCACAAAAAAGACTAATAAAAAACCCACAGATTTAACTCTGTGGGTTGCTTGTTTATAGATACAATTACTTAGCGACTGTCTCGGGATCGGTGTCCGAAGCGGCTAGAAGACGATCTGCTTGAGCGTTTACCAAGTCAGCGGCGGCTTGGATAGCCTCCTCAGTAGGATGTGGGGTATTTAGCACCTTTACGGCTTCATCAGTGATTGAAGATAGACGGGTGATGGCTTCTTGTAGATTAGTTAGTGACGACATAATATGATGTATTTGTTTTTGCAATGACGATTGTCTTTCTAGGATTTCTTTCATCTGTTCATTTTCACTCAAAAATATAGACTTAAGAGTTCTCAAAAAAATTTTCATCATCATTATATTATACACCATAAAGCCGATTATTAAGTTACAAAAAAGTTAAAATGCGCAAACCTATAGAAATTTAACCAAAAGAAACATAAGGAATTTTTATTTAAGTGTAATGGATTTTAATGAAAAGGCTTTTAATTTTGTTTATGGGTTTATTGCTATCTGGTTGTTTTTCAACAATCAAGCCTGCAAAACAAATAGATGATAATCAAAAAGCCATAGCTAAAGAAGAGAAGAAAGTAGACGCTACTGTAGTAGAGATAGAAAAGAATGACAAGGGAAAAAAAATACAAACCTCTGCTCTTGCTCAAGGCATTCAATACTCTCTTAATCAAGTAACTAATCCGCCAATTCAAGTAGATACGGCAAAATCTTTAAATGAAAGAGTCGTTTCTATTGTTGGTTCTCCCCACATTGATGAAATAAACAGAATAAAAGCTACCGTAGATTTGCTTAATTCCGCAGTAGAAGAAGAGCGCAAGAAAGGGCAAGAGCTACTCCTTAAAAGGGACGAGCTAATTAATAAATTACAAAAAGAAAAAGTAGAGTTAAACGAGCAATACGACGATCAACTTTGGCAATTAACTGACAAAGCCAAAGAAATCGCCAAAGAAGCAGATCAAAATAAAGCAGTATTAGATTCAATGAGCGGAATGTTCGGACTCAATGCTGTGTTTTGGGGATTAAAGAAGTTTGTTTTTAGTGCTTTGACTGCAATACTTATATTTACGGTAGTATTTGTTATTCTTAGGCTTCTTGCAACTGTACATCCTGCTGCTGGCGCGGCATTTTCAATATTTAATATGTTAGGGTCTTCGGTTATTTCTGTTATCAAAATGCTAACTCCTAAAGCTTTTGAAATGTCTAATTTCGCAACAAAAGACAAAGTAGAAGAATTCAAATCTCCTCTTGTCAAAATTGTAGATGTTATTCAAGAACTCAAAGAAAAACAAAAAGAATCCCCAGACAGAGTTTATCCATTAAGCGAAATATTAAAACGTTTCGATAAAGAGATGGATAGCCATGAAAAAGATTTGATAGAAGAAATTTTAAAAGAACAAAAGTGGATAAAATAATATGACAAATACTCAAGAAACATCAATTGGAACTTCAGCTCAAGCTTCTACAGAAGTAGGCGGAGTTAATTTAAACGCAGAATCTAATGTTAACGCTGGAGCTTCAGCGCAAACAGAGGTCACAGATACAAATGTGTCTGCAAATGCAGAGGCTGGAGTTAGTGCAGGGGCATCTGTTGGCGCAGATACAGAAATTGGTGGTGCGAATTTATCCGCAGAAGCTCACGCTACAGCAGAAGCTAAAGCTAGTGCTGAAGCTAGTGCTGGTTTTGATGGCGAAGACGCAAGAGTTGGAGGAAGTGCTGATGTAGAAGTAAAAGCAGAGGTAGGGGCAAGCGCAAGCGTAGAAACTGGTGGAGTTACAACTACAGTACAAGGCGGGGCTTATGCAGAAGCTCACGCTGGAGTAGAGGCCAACGCTCAAATAGGAGAGCACGGTGCTGCCGCAAATGCTGGAGCAGAGGTTGGGGTTGGGGTTGGAGTCCAAGGAGGAGCAACTGTAGGAAACGAAAACGCTTCAGCTACCGCTGGCGCAGGAGTTAGCGTTGGGTTGCAAGCTGGCGCTGAAGTTGGAGGCGGGGCAACTTACGAAGACCATAAAGTCACTATCGGAGCAGAAGGTGAAGTAAAACTATTAGCAGGAGTAGAACTCAATGCTAGCGTTACAGTAGACACAAAACCCGCAGAAGAGGCCGCTAAGAAAGCAGCCGAAGAATCAGAAAAACAAGCAAGAGAAGCCGCAGCAGCCGCTCAAAGGTTAGCAGATGAACAGGCCAGACAAGCAAAGCAAGCAGCGGAAGCTGCTCAAAGAGCGGTAGAAGAGCAAGCGAGGCAAGCTCAAAACGCCGCTAACAAAGCCGCTGATGACGCTAGAAATGCAGCAAATCATGCAGGAAATTCAATTAAAAAATTCTTTAGATTTTAAGATTGATGCATGAATAACTTGGTTTTAAATATAAAGAAATATTTATTCTTCGCTCTTTTACCAACTGGCATTATAGTTATCCTTGCTATATCTAGTCTTAAAGACATAGAGCAGGGCTATGCTAGATTCAGATTCGGTAGAGATATTACTTTATATTTGAGGAAGTCAACTGATCAATTAACTTATCTAGGCGCAGCTTATACTACAACATCTGATAAAAAATTCTTAGATCAATTCAATAGCCACTTAAAAGAAAGAGAAAAATACTTCAATGAAGAAATAGTCATTAATAAAATGCTAACTCAAGAAGAGCTAAAGGAGTTCCGCAAGGGTCTTGATATAAGTAATGATTTAGCAAAAGATGTAGAGAATGCTGCGTTTGAAAAGATGGATAACAAAGCCTTTTTCGGAGACAAATACTTAGACTATAAGAAAAAGATATACGACAACATTAATTCTTTCAGGGGTTTGATTAACGATAGCTCTGAAAAGATTATTAAAGATGAGACTAAATTATTAAATATATATCTCTATTGCTTGGCAGGAATAGTTTTAGCTCTAGTTTACTTAATTAAACAAGAAAATCCCACTTCTACAAAAAGCAAACCCATAAAAAAGAAGCCCATAAAAAAGAAAAAACAATAAATATGGAGCAACTTCAAAAAATGGGCATCCAGATAGGGTTTTTGATAAGCGGAATGTTCGGTGCCATATTAATGGCAACTAAAAACGATAAAACAGATACAAAATCTGTAGTTCTTTCTCTCGTCGGAGGAATGTCTGCGGCGAATTTCTTAACTCCTGTTCTTGTGGATACCTTAAATATTGTTAATATAAAGCATCAAAATGGTGTGGCTTTTATCGCTGGTTTCTTAGGGTTAAAACTAGTTGAATTAGTAAGCGAAAAGCTCTTGGAAAAAGTTGGAAAACCAAATCAAATTCAAAAGAAAAAAACAATTAAAAAACGCATCCCGAAGCGATAAAAAAAGTGTAAATACATGTACTTATGCCAGAAGAGTATCGCCAAAATAGTTACGACGCAGTGTTCTCTAGAATAGAGGCTAAATTAGATAAAATCTCCTCTGACGTAACAGAATTAAAGGACAGCAATAAAGAAGTGCAGAAAAGAGTTGCTGCTTTAGAGTTTTTTAGATATTATTTGGCAGGAATTGTGGCGGCAGGAGGAGCGGTGGCGGGCTACGTTTCCTCTAAGATTATCAAAAGTTAATCAAATTTACTTTTTATTTTAGGGTTGGGGTTGAGAGATTTCATAATTTCTAATCTTGTCTTTTCAGAATAAGAAGTCCAATCTCTGATTTGCTCCCAACCCCTCTCGCAGCCCTCGCAAACTCCGTCTTTCAATTTGCAATATCTAATACAAGGAGTAGATATCTTTTTGGATTCCGCCACAGGTCAATCTGGTCTCGAAGGATATATTCCTTCGGTGCAAATTATATATTTCATATACACAAAAGAATTATTATTTTTGCTCATAATCTGATTACTTAGATTTGGCAAATTAAAAGTAGCATGACCATCTCCCCCATATTGAGTTCCCAATAAAGAGAATAGAGCTTGATTTTGGTTTATCTGAATAGTTTGTCCTTCACAATATTGATATCCTTTAGGACAAAATGTTCCAGCAAATAGTTTAATGTCTCCAATGTATTCTTCCATAATTTTTATTACACTTATTAATCGCCTTTTTCTATTCTGTAACTATCTTCTGGATAATCAGTGGTAGATACCTCTGTTATAATTGAATTTTTTAAAGCTTGTATTTGATGCTCTACTCTTGGATTTAATAAAATTGTTTCCCCTTGTTTAAGAATAAAATAATCAGATGATCCATTTTTTTGGATAAAACATTCGAATTCACCCCAAGAAATAAGCCACAATTCTGATTTTATGTCATGAGAATGAAGACTAAATTTTTTTCCTTTAAAAAATATAAGGTGTTTTAAACAATATTTATTATTATTGCAGTAGTGTATTTCTAATCCCCAGCCTTTTTTAACAATTTTGCATCCAGAATTCAATCCAGTAAAGACTTGCTCCCAGAATGATCTTTCGTGATGCGTTAATGTGTGGCATCTTTTGCATAATGTTACTAAATTTGAATCGCCACAATCCTGTTTATCATAATTAATATGATGCACTTCTAAATTATCATTAGAGTCGCACATTATACATTTGTGACCGTCTCTATTTTTTATAATAGGTTTTATTTTTCTAAATTCTCTAGGATAAGTTGGCTTATTTGATTTAATTATATTTTCTCTATTGTCTCCATTTTTAGAGCAATTTAAACTGCAATAAATTCTTTTTTGATCTTTATGTAAATTGGTTCTTGTGTAAGAGAAAATTTTATTGCATCTTGGACAATTCCCTTTTTCCTTTTCTTGATCGCTTAAAAAGGCTGGATTATTTTCTCCTATTCTTAGTCTGCTGGAGGCAGAAGCGGAACACGTAATAGAGCAATATTTTCTTTCTGAATAGTGATTGAATTCTTCTTTACATTCTAAGCAAATACTAGTTTTGATTAAAAGTTTTTCTTTTTCAATGCTTTTCAATTGACATAATCTGTCGCAATACATTCTATGCCTTTCGCCATAGGGAACTGAAAAATTTTTACCACAGCACTGACAATCTATAGTAAGCGCAGGGTATTTCAGTTTTCTTGCTCCAAGCATTTTCTTTTTGTGAGCTTCTGAAAGAGTCCTTTTTTGAGCTATCCTTTTTTTTGCTCCCTCTTTTCTGGCGCAAGATTGGCAAAGGCGCGTTCCAAAATTTTCAAAAGATTTTTTTTGAATATCTTTTCTTTGTTCAAATGTAAATCCGCATGAAACGCAAGTAAATTTTATTTTTCTTTTAATAGCCATTCTATATATAAATACACTTTTTAATATAAAATGGAAGTATTACTTTACCTTTCTCAATACTTTGTTGTATTTAGTTACTTTGGTCTTTAAAAGTTGATTGTTTTCGTTAAGCTTAACGTATTCATCATCAACCAAATGAATTAAATCACCAACCAGAAAATCTTGGCCTTCTTTTAGCAATTTGTAATTATTTTCTTCTTTAGAAGAAATCTTAGTCATATTTATTGGTTTATGTTGCATGCTGAGATTTTTTCGAAGATTTGCTTTCTATGCTCTTAATTGTTCCGTACTGATTGAAAACATAATCAAAGATCCAATCCTCGGATCGCTCACTCAGATTAAGTTTACTAAGCAGATTGGTGTATAGTTCATTCTGCTCGATTTGCATTTTGCTTATTTTAGCGCGAGTCTCTTTGATTAGTTCGCGTTGTTCAGGTGTGAATTTCATATCCAAAGGGCTTGAATTGCAACTACAATCGTGCAAAAAAACAACAATGTCAAGGTTTTCATGCTGATTTTTTCATTAAAATGAAAAGAAGTTAAAATTGTAAACAATATAATGCCTACGGTAAAAGTCAACAATCTATTAGGCCAAATTAAACCATTAAAATGTTCGTTAATTAATTTAATGGCACGAATAGATATCAATGTAGTTGGAACGCTTATCCATATCAGGTAGTATTGGTATTTATTAAACCATTCTGATATAAATTGTCCATGCAATTGATACCATCCAATTACATAAACTAGGCTAAGTAATAAAATTCCTAGAAACAATTTCATCATATCCAAAGAGTATCATAATACTTAGCGAAAAGAATCAACCCGTTGTTTTTTCTATCGTTAAGCTCGTTGGCTTTTTCCATGTATTGTTTCCAGCTTTCTTTCTCTTCTATGGTTTTTTCTGAATTAAAATCAAAATCTTTTCCCTTAAAAGAAAGGCTCTCTGGCAATTCACAAAACTTATCTCCATCAATAATATACTCAAAAGCAAAGATCATTTCGTCAAGAGCGGACTCCATTTGTTTCACGCCCTTTTCTTCAGCGGCTGTTTGCTCCTCACCTTCTAACAGATGAAAGTCGTCTGGCAAAAAACAACAAGGAATTCCAGTTTTGCCCTTCTTCTTAAAATACTTAAGCCGAGGCAAGGCGAACAGAGCAATATTATATCCTAAAGAATACACATCATCGTCAGAAACCCCATAGCGAATCTTCTGGTATTTGCATTTTGCCCACCATCTAATTGCTCTAGGCCAATTCTTGGCCCTCCAGCCCCATCTAAAAGGAATAAGGTCGAGCAAGAAATCTACATATTTATTGTAGACATAGTCATCATTAGAGAACATATCGTTTAAAACTTTTTCGTTTTCTTCAGCTATCTTTCTTTGTCTAGCGACCTCCTCTGGAGATCTAAAATCAAATTGTAATTGTTTGCTCATATTTATTTTACTCCTGCTTCAGCATAAGACATTTTTACTTCTTTTTTGTCAATAAGAATTTTTCGATTACTTAAGTGAGCTTCTTGAACTTTGTTTTTGTTTTCTCCATTATAAGCAACAGCATAATTATTCCAAATTAACCACTCATTAAGAGAAGAATTACCCTTTGGGTTGATAACCTTGCCAAGTAAACGGCCAAACTTTTCTTCACTGTCACCTAGTGAAATCTGTAGAATAATTTGACCTTCACACTTGTCAATGAATTCTTTTACTTTTTCTTTGCTCAAATTTCCAAAAACTTTTTCTACCTTATCAGATGTTCGGCTTTCTGGGGTGTCGATGCCAAGAAGGCGTACGCTTTGATTGGCCAATATTGTATTAAATCCTAGATCAATATCAACATTAATAGTGTCTCCATCTATAACTTTATTTACTTTTGCGTGATATTCGAACGGCATATCTTATAGATCTTTATAGTTTTTTATTTCAAATTTTCCATTTGTTATTGTAATCCATTCGCTTAAGTTGGTGTCAATGCAGTAGTTGCCTGTATTTCTCCATTCAGTAATTTTACCATTTTTACGGTAAGTGTGTCCAACTATTTGTTTCAAGCCTTCGATAGGGGCAAATTCTCGATCAAAATCAAGCCAAACTAAACCCCCTTTCTTTTCTGGGCCTCCTCTGGCCCGCCCAGCGCCATAAAACCAGTGGGGTTGATTTGTTCTTATGTTCATGTTGGCAAAATGCGCTTGATTCGTAAGGTATTTGTATATATCTTCGTTGTTTTTTGTGGTAGGCGGCAAGAAATGACTGTTTAAACCCGCATGAGAGCAAAGATATTCGTCTACAAACAAAAACCAATGAAATTTATTTATGACATCCATCTTTTCGCTTCCCAAAGCTTCATTTATGAGATCGTGATTTTTACGCGTATACCCGCTGCATATTGTATGTCTATTATCAAAAAAATAATGAACATCATGATTGCCAAAAAGTGTTATATTATTAGGCTTCGTTAAGAAATCTTCTCTGAGTTCTATGGCTGTAGATTTGTAATCAGTATCAGAATCAAAAAAACGACTATCAAACCAATCTCCAAGGCATATATTAATATCTGCTTTTTCGTGGGCGATTATTTTGGTGAGTGCCTCTATGTTTTGATGAACATCTGAAAAAATTAAAATCTTATTTCCTTTGCTGGATATTTTCATATTTTGTCCAAGAAACTCAGGTCAGAGTCTTCTCTTGTTATATTGTTCCTCCTGTCTAAAAAATCGCAAGGATATTTTTTATTGTCCCTTTGGACTGAATTAGCAATTTCTTTATTTACGAAAGACAATTCTATATCCGAAGGTATTGAAAATTTTTCTATATAATTTTTATTCAAATCTTCACAAAATCTTTCTTCAAAATAATCAAAGTTGTCTGCGTTATTATTGCCGTGAACATGACAAAGATAAAAGTATTTGTTGATCTTTCTTAGGCATTCAAAGAAATAAATTCTAACTCTTGGGTCATTCAAGGCGTGGAACTCAAAGAGCATCCCGGTCGCTGCTTTGGACATTTTTTCCATGTCGGTATTCAACAAAAATTCATACTCGCAACCCTCTACATCAGCCTTAAATAAAACTCTTCCAGAAAAAAACGGCGGCTTGTCTTCGGTTCTGCCTTGAAAATATTTATTATAATGACTTAGAAAACTATCGGTTTGTTGTTGTTTCGATCCAGACAGGCCTTCCTTAGTAAAAATCATATTGTTAGCCACGCTGGGAGCGGGGCTTACGCTATCTATAGTGTGATCAAATAGGTAAGCTTTTTTGTTTGTTGATTCTATATAGTCCGTTTCAAAAGAGATGTCTGAGCCTATTCCATAGCTGAATAAGGCTTCGCTGCGGCAAAGAGCTTGTAAGGCTGTAACGTACCCTCCATCGCAAGGGTATCCAAGTCTAACTTTTGGCAACTTCGGATTAAAAAGAGTAAATTCTTTAATCATGTTTTTTGTATATTTTAAATTTAAATGTAACTTAGAATAGTTTTTCTAATAGAATCTTCAAAAGAAGAGGTCTTCCACTCTGGAAATTCAGCGCAAAAATCAAAATTATTTATAGAATATCTGAAATCGTGACCAAGACGGTCAGACACATAGTCGAACCGCTCCCAATCAACTTTTTGATTTGTTGCATTTTCATATGTAGAAACAATCAAATTCAATAGCTCCATGTTAGACATCTCATTATTGCCGCCAATCAAATACTGTTTTCCTTCGGTGCCGTTTAATAATACACAAATTAGAGCGTTGACATGATCTTTAACATATATCCAATCTCTAATGTTATCGCCTTTACCATAAACAGGTATGCATTCTTTGTTTTTTAATTTGTTTATAGCTAGTGGGATCAACTTTTCTGGGAATTGTCTTGGGCCAAAATTGTTGCTACAATTGGTTATAATGGTCGGAGTGCCGTAAGTTTTGTTATAGCTTCTGACCAATAGATCACTAGATGCTTTGGAGGCAGAATATGGGCTGTTTGGTCTATATGGGCTGTCTATATCAAATGATGATTGTTTAAATCCCAAACTACCGTACACTTCGTCAGTTGATACATGTATAAATTTGCTAAGATTGCAAGACTTAAATATTTCCAGCAAATTGAATGTACCGATAATATTGGTTTCTATGAATCGTTTCGGACCAGATATAGACTTGTCTACGTGAGATTCAGCCGCAAAGTGAACCACATGAGATGGGGTTAATGAGTGAAGATAGTTTTTTTGGTCTGGGAAATGTGGCGCTGCAATATCTAAGCTTAGTTTATGATACTTTGGATTTTTATCAAAAGAAAGATTTTTGTTTGCAGCATAAGTGCCGCAATCAATATTATATACCCTCTTGACATCATCGCGCTCAATGATTTCTTCGATAAAGTGGCTTCCAATAAATCCACTGCCGCCAGTTACTATTATATTCATATGGCCCAATTATTTAAACAATAGTCTAAAGATTCATCTACAGATTTCATTTTGATGCCTGTTTTTAGCAATTTACTATTATCCATAACGCAATTAGATCTTGGAGCTGTTGCGTAATTAGCGTATAATTCTTTATCGCTTATTAGATGGAAGTTTTTATCTTTTGCTATAGTATTTTTAAGCTTATCAACTAATTGATCAGTAGTTATTGAGCCTGTATTTACTATATTATAAATTCCAAATGGAACGCTTTTTTCAATGCAGTCAATACACGCGCTTACAAACTCTTGTTTATTAGAAATAGAATTTTCAGCTTGCAAAAGCTTAGGGTACTTGAGCATTTTGCTAATGTAGTTTCTCGGGTTATCCTTTGCCTCGAAAGGAATTCTTAATCTCCAAATATAATTCTTTTCGTATGAAGATATGCTCGTCTCAGCTAAGGCTTTCGTGCCGCTATAAAAGCTGCAATTATTTTGTTTAAAAGAAAAATTCGGTTCGTCTTCTTCAGAAAATCCTGAGCCGTCTGGTTTTTTTCCGGTATAAATACATCCGCTCGATACATGACCCAAGACTATGTCATTCAATCGACAAAAATGAACAAGAATTTGAGGCCATAAAACATTGCCGTGGAATGTTTCTTGTTTATTTAATTCACAAGCATCCACATTAGGTTTGCCAGTATATCCAGCGGCATTAATAATGTAGTTGATTTTATTAAATTTAAAAAGAGTTTGGAGTTGGTCAAAAGATGTTTTTCTTGCTCCTTCCCAAGCTATGAATGCAATGTTTCTTTTAGAAAGCTGCTTCTCAAATTCGCTGCCTATATATCCATTAGACCCAAATAATAAAATCATATGTTTTTTGCGGAAAATTCTTCTATAGAAATTAAATTGAGAAGCTCTTTCTTATTGACGCAAAAATAATTCCAATTTAAAGCCGCGCTCAATGGAACTTTATCGTATAATTTTTGGTTGCCTCTTTTAAGTACAGCGCATCCGCAATCAGTGTCTACAGTGAATATTTCTAGATCAGGATTAGAACATCTAAGTTTAACTACGCTTTTCCAAACATCGCCATTCCATATCGCTTGTGTTCTAGGAACTAATTGAGATTCATAAGAATAAGGATCAGTATCGTGCAGCATTATAAGACCATTCGGGCTTAAATGCTTTAAAGAATTGGCGATGTCTTTATCTACTTGCTCAGTATGATGTAATCCATCTATAAAAATAAAATCGTATAAAATGTTTGAATTCTCAATCTTTTGGAAAAATTCATCAGATGTCGTCTTGTGATTCACAAGACCGCACTGGTGACTGTAACAGGGGTCTACGCCGGGATCTACGCCGTCTTTGTGCTTTGCAGAAACTCTTTCTATACAAAACCCATCTCCTATCCCTATTTCTAGATATTTTTCGAATTTATGCTTAGAAATATATCTATTGATTATGTCAGTTCTGCACATAATAATTCCTTATGTATTCTTTGTATTCGCTTTCAGGCATTTTATCAATAAGATTTCTTAACTGATCTTTATTTATAAATTTTCTTTTGTAAGCCTCTTCTTCTACACACGCTACCATTAAACCTTGGCGGCTTTGTATAGCTTGAATATAGGCAGAACTTTGAAAAAGAGACTCTGGAGTTCCAGCGTCTAACCAGACTGAGCCTTTTTTGAGTTTGTAAACTGTAATTTCGCTCTTTCTCAAATATAGATTGTTTAAATCTGTTATCTCTAATTCTCCTCTTGCGGAAGGGGTTAGCGTCTTAGCGTACTCTGTTACGTTTTCGTCGTAGAAATACAGTCCGGGAACTGCAAATTTGCTACTTGGAAAAGAAGGCTTTTCTTGAATAGAAGTGGGCCTGCCATGAGAATCAAAATCAACTACTCCATAAGCAGAAGGATTGCGTACTTCGTATCCAAATATTGTGGCACCATTTGCTGCAATTTGTATATCAGAAATACCATGGAATATATTATCGCCAAGAATTAAACAAACTTTACTATTTTTAATAAATTCTTCTGATATTATGAGAGACTCTGCTATGCCTTTCGGCTTTTCCTGAATCTTATAAGATATAGACATCCCAAGCTGAGAACCGTCGCCAAAAAGATTTCTGTACTTATCTACAAAATCAGAAGACGATATAATGCAAACATCTTTAATCCCAAAAGAAATTAAATTAGCCAATGGGTAATAAATCATTGGCTTGTCGTAAACAGGAACCAACTGTTTATTAACAGAAACAGTCATGGGATATAATCTGGAACCTGTCCCGCCAGCTAAAATTACGCCTTTCACATTTGAATTATATTGCCGTCTTTGTCGCTGTACCAGATTTCTTTTAAATTAAATTGAGAAAGCACGCTTTGGCAACCGTGGCATGGTTTACTGATATTAAGTTTGCCGTTTCTGTCTATTCTTAGCACAAGCATTTTATAACTACGAAGGTCTTCTTTGCTTGTCTTTAACAAGCAGTCAAGCTCGGCGTGTATCCCGACGTAGCCTTCGTGGTAGGGGTGCCTCGATATCTCGGGATGAGTTCTTCTTTTATTTATCCCTATTTTTTCTATTATTTTAGATTTAATTAAAAAAGCAAAATGGCTGGTAGGAAGATCCCTGCTGGTCGGGCAAAAAGAATGCGCTATTTTTATAGCTTTTCCCAAAATCTTTCGGTCCACAGCTTTAAGATGCATGTGTTTCGCGAAAAGTCAAGTTTTTTTAATAGCGAAAGGGTTTTTTTTGAATTTTATAAATATAATTTATAATAGGATTAAGAACATATAGTATGAATATTTTTGCTCACGCAACTTACGTTGGTAACAGTGGATTCAACTCTCATTGCAAGAATTTTTTTAGAAATTTAAGTAAATATCATAATTTAAACGTAAGAAACTTTACTGTTGGTCCTGGTTGGAAAGGGTTTAATGGCAAAAATGATGATTGCCATGGCGGAGACGTAACAGAGCTTGATAAAAAGCTTATTGGCCTACAAAGTTCATGGAATGATAACAAACAATTAGAAGATCATGAAATACATGGCTATAAAAAGGGGAATTTTAAGCATGATATAAATTTAATACTAGCAGAAGCTAATCACCATTATTTTTATCATAAGTACGAGGGGCCAAAGATAGGTTACTTTGTGTGGGAAAGCACTAGGTGCTATGAGCCGTTTTTTCAAAAGCTAAAAGAATGCGATCAGATTTGGGTTCCGAGCCAATGGCAAGCTGATTGCACAATCGCTCAAGGTGCTGACGCAGAGAAAGTCAAGGTAGTGCCTGAAGGCGTTGATTCAAGCGTGTTCTTCCCAGAGAACATCCAGTGTCCTAGCGATAAATTTAGATTTCTTATTTTTGGAAGATGGGACAACAGAAAAAGCACTATTGAATTAATAAGAGCATTTAAGAATACGTTTGGACACAATCCAAATGTTGAGCTTCTTATTTCAGTAGAAGATCATTTTAATGCTGATGGGCTAGGGTCCACCGAGAACAGACTTAAAAAATACGATTTAATTAGTAAAAATATTAAAATTTTAAATTTTCCATCTCAAAAAGAATATGTAAATATTTTAAAATCTGGTCATGTTTTCTTGTCTTGTTCTCGCTCCGAGGGGTGGAATTTGCCTTTAATAGAGGCTATGGCTTGCGGAACTCCAAGTATTTATTCTGATTGCAGTGGTCAATTGGAGTTCGCTGCTGGAAAAGGAGTACCAGTGAAGATCATCGGCGAAATTGAAACTAAACATTTTTACGCCACGGGAGCAACGTGTCAAGGAAATTGGTACGAGCCGGATTTCAAAGACTTAGAGTCTAAGATGGTCGAGGTGTATAATAACTACGAATTCTATAAAAAGAAAGCCGTAGAAGAATCAAAAGACATTATTGAAAAATTCTCTTGGGATAATGCTGCTAAAATAGCTTCAGGTTTAATGAAAAATCTTTTGAAATATGAAGATACAGAGGAAGAAAAGTCGCGAAAAGAATCTGAGCTTGACTATTCAAATCAATTGGCTCGCCTAAAACAATATGACGAGAGTGTTTTCAATGAAATATTCGAAAACAAAACTTACGAAAAATTTTGCGAAGTAGAGTGTGGAGACGTTGTGTTAGATTTAGGCTGTTCTAGGGGCTATTTTTACTTCAAGAATAAAAACAAAAACATAAAATACTATGGAGTAGATTCTAGCCAAGAGTGCATAAGCGATTTCTATACAAATCTGAACGAAATAGACGATCCTATAGTAATCAATGCTGAATTAAATAATAAAAAATTAGTTAGGTTGGTAAAACCGTTTTTTCATGATACGGCTGAAAAGCTGGTATCGTCAATGACATTCAAAGACTTAGCGAGGCTAACTCCAGATAAAATCAACTTTCTTAAATTCGATATAGAAGGGGCGGAAAAAGAATTTTTAGAAAACGAAAACGGTTATAAGCTTTTTAAAAATAAAGTCGAAAAGTTTTCTGGGGAGTTGCATTTTAGAAGCGAAATCATTTCAAGAGAAAGCGTTTACGCTTTAATTAAAAAAATACAAAACGATCCAGAAATTTACTGCAAATTATATAGCTGCGACGGAGTAGATATTGATTTTTACTTTTGGTCTAATCCAGAAAAATATACTGAAATAATAATCTCTGGAATAGTAAAGCAAAACAGCAAGCATGACTATATACATTTTAGGCAAGATGCCTCAAGTGATTCGTCCGCTTATCAGGTTGTAAATGAGTCTCCTTGCTTAGGAGATGTGGTTGCTTGGATGCCTATGGTTGACAAGTTTCAAAGAGAAAAAGCTTGCAGAGTTAATTTTTACTCGCCTTACGGAGAGCTATTTCAGTCTGTTTATCCAAATATAAATTTTGATTATTACAATGCTCAACCTAAGTCTGGGGAAAGAATAATTAAAATCTCTGCTTCTGATGTCGATGGCGGAAAGTGGAGCGAGTACAACCTCCAAGAGTTGGCCTGCAAGTTTTTAGGGGTTAAATACGAATCAAATAAAGGAAAAATAGCAACGCCTAATAAGCCGAAGAATAATTTTAACAAAAAATATGTATGCATAGGCACTCAATCTACAGCGCAATTTAAGTATTGGAATAATCCTACCGGATGGCAAGAGACTGTAGACTACTTGAAGTCTTTGGATTACGAAGTGGTTTGCATAGATAAGCATCCTCTGTTCGGGCACGGAGACCACATGAATGCTATACCAAAAAACTGTATTGATAAAACAGGAGACATAAGCCTAATGGACAGAATAAATGACTTAATGTATTGTGAATTTTTTATTGGATTGACTTCAGGGCTATCTTGGCTGGCTTGGGCCTTGGGTAAACCAGTGGTATTTATATCTGGAATTTCTTTGCCGCGAACAGATTTCCCAAATCCTTACAGAGTCACGAATACAGATCCTAAGATATGCCATGGATGCGCTGCTGGTAAGGATTTTATATTTGACCAACAAACTTGGTTGTTCTGTCCTAAGAACAAAAATTTTGAATGCACTAGAGAGATTTCCTTTTCTATGGTTAAGGAAAAGATAGATGCATTGATTGGCAAAACCCCAATGCTTTCGCCAAATAGCATTGAAAAAGGATCTAGCAAGCCAGAAATAGAAACTGATTTTTCAAATGGAGTAGTAATAAAAATAAAAGACACTAAATATGAAAAATATGTAGTTAAACTTTTCCACCAATGGAAAGGGCAATGGTTGCCGTTTTTTGAAGAATCTGGCGCAACATCTGGATTTGAATATGAAAATTGCATAAAGTCTTTTAGCTGGCGCTGCGAGATTTACGGCTATAAGAATAAAAATTTAGAATTGATTTACGACTACACTCATCAACTATAAATTGAATGAACGAAAAAGTGGCTTTAATAAGCTCATTCTGCGATTCTAAAGAAAAGCTGGACGTATTAAAATCTAATATAAAAGAACTAAAACAACTAGCCTTTGATGTAATTGTAATAAGCCCTTTAACTTTGCCAAAAGAGATTGTGTCTATTTGTGACTATTTCTTTTATACAAAAGATAATCTGATTTTAGAATGGCCTATTAATGTGCAGATGTATTTGTTCAAAAAAGAGGCGTCTAAAGAACAGTCGTTTACTTTTGTTGCTACGAATAAGGACTATGGATGGGCTGGATTAAGTCATGTCAAAAAATTAACAGATATAGCTTTATTGTTTGATTATAAACATTTCTATTACATGATATATGATATAGACATAGATCAAAATGTATTGAGCGTTTTGAACAGCCCCAAAGATAATTGGATTGGGTCTTTTGAAAGGAATGGCGTAAAGGTTAACTCTTCTTTGCATTTAATGGTTTTTAACAGAGAGACCGCTAAGCGAATGAACGATTTAGTTAGTTTAGAGAACTATATAGAGTTTCTCTACGATGGAAACCAAAACGGAAGCACTGAAGCATTTGTGAACACAGTAAAGGAAAAACTGCAATCAGAGTCGCCGAATTTCTTTATTAAAGATAAAATATTTATTTGCAGAGATTTTTTCAATCACTCTCCGGACGATAGAATTAAATTCTTCGTAAAAAAAGACTCTAATAATATAATGTCCGGATTGAAGATATTCTTTTACGCAAATGAAAGTTTGGCTAAAATTAAACTAATAATAAACGATAAAGAATCAGAAGTAGATGTAAGTTGTGATTCTATTGTTGATTTAGGAGTGAATTTTTTAGAATTAAAGTCGGCTCGGCTTTCGATAAATGAAGAAGAAGTAGACATTTTAAAGTCTATAGAGTCAATTAAATACGCTTCTATCGTAGAAGGGAATGTTTAATATGAATAAAAAAGTAGCTCTTATAAGCACTTTCTGCGACACTCTAGAGAAAATAGAAATCCTAAATCAAAATATTAAAACTTTAAAATCTAATAATTTAGATGTTATAGTTATAAGCCCTTTGCACTTGCCTGAAGAAACGGTAATGCTTTGCGATTATTTCTTTTATATTAAAGACAATTACATATTAAAATGGCCATTGAATGTGCAAATTCATCATGCTTGGTTTGAATTGCAAAATGAAAAGTTTTTAGTTTTAACTGCGTCTGGGAATGATTATGGGTGGGCTGGTCTAAATCACATCAAAAAACTTACTGAGATAGCGTTAAGTTTTGATTATGAGTATTTTTATAATTTAATTTATGATTTAGAGATAGACGAAAATGTAATAAATATATTGCAAAATCCAAAAGACTGTTGCTGTTGCTCTTTCCAAAGATACGGGGAATTATTAAAGTGGGCGTCTTTGCATTTGATAGTTATGAATAGGAGTAATGCTAAAGCTTTTAGCGATTTGATAAACTTGGAATCCTATATAGAGTTTTTAAATTCTTGCGACTTTAAGACTGGCAAAGATGCGGAAGCTTTTATGCATTCTATAACTTTACACTCTGGAATGAAATTTGAAACTTCAGAGTTTCCAGTGACAGATAAAATATATATAAACAAAGAATTTTTCAACCACTCAACAATAAATGGGCTAAAATTTTTTGTGGGCAAAAATGCTTTAGATTTGCAATCTGAAATTCAAATTTGTGTTTTTGAAAATAAAAAGAACACCAAAATTAAAGTAATAGCAAACGGAGAAGAAAAAATAATAGACAAAAATCTCAAAATCTTTTCAATTGGAGTTAATTTTTTAGATTTGCAATCCATTCTCGTCGAATATGAGAATGAAACTATGGATTTATTTCCAATTATAAAATCAGTCAAGCATTCATTGATTAGATTAGTAAGTTCTATTTCTGAAATATGAAAAAAGTATTTATCGTAGGGGGAACATCTGGGTTTGGCCTTTCTTTGGCTAAAAAATTTAATTTAGACCATGAAGTCACCGTCTGCGGAAGAAAGAAGTATCCTATATTTAATGGGGTAGCTTGCGACATGCTTAATATTTCAGAAAACATTTTCCAAGAACACAATCCAGATATCGTTATAAATAACGCTTTCGATAAGAAAGACTACATAAAATCTTACCAAGGATCATTGAATGTTCTTAAATCAGCATTGTCTTTCTTTAAGTTAAAGGGGAGCGGAACAATAATAAATGTGAATTCTATTTGCGGCGTTTCTCCGGACCCTAAAGATCCTGACTACGCAGCGGCTAAATATGCTCTCAGAGGGTATTCGGATTCTATCGCGGCAGAAGCTTTCCAAAAAAATATTAAAATAATTAATCTCTATCCTAGAGCCATGGCTACCGGAATGAATATCGGGCGACCAGATTTTAATGAATTAATGGACCCAGACGAGGTTGCTGAATTTGTAGTAATGATGACGAAGAGTAAATCTTTTTATATTAGTTCTATTCAATTTGATAGAATAAAGAAATCATAAAATGTACGAATATTTAATTGTCGGCACTGGGTTTTATGGGTCTATATGCGCTCATCAATTAGCCAAAGCTGGCAAAAAGATTTTAGTTATAGATAGCAGAAAACATATAGGCGGTAATTGCTACACGGAAAATAAAGACGCCATAAATGTGCATGAGTACGGGCCGCATATATTCCATACTTCAAATGAAGAAGTGTGGAAATGGATTAACCAATTTGTTGAATTTAATAACTTTACTTTAAATCCAGTAGCAAATTACAAGGGCGAAATATACTCTCTCCCATTCAACATGTGGACGTTCAATAAGTTGTGGGGTGTAGTAACGCCTGAAGAAGCTAAGAAAAAAATACAAGAGCAAAGCTCTGGGATTAAAGGCGAGCCCGCTAATTTAGAAGAGCAGGCGATCAAGCTGGTCGGGGTCGAAGTTTATGAAAAATTAATTAAACACTATACAGCCAAACAATGGAAAAAAGACCCTAAGTTTTTGCCTAAAGAAATAATTAAAAGACTTCCAGTAAGATTTACTTACGATAATAATTATTTCAATGATAAATATCAAGGAATACCAATAGGAGGATATACTCAAATTTTTGAAAAGCTATTAAGTGGAATTGAAGTAAAACTTGGGGTTGATTATTTTGCGGGGAATTTACCAAAACACGATAAGATTATTTATACTGGGCCGATTGATAGATTCTTTAACTACGAGTTCGGACAGTTAGAATATAAAACCACAAGATTCGAACATAAAAAATTAAATACTGAAAATTATCAAGGAACAGCGGTAATGAATTATACAGATAAAGACACTCTGCATACTAGAACTATAGAGCATAAGCATTTTGAAAAAAACAATAAAACTGATTCAACATGGGTCACTTGGGAATATCCTGTAGAGTATAGCGCGGGCAAAACAGAGCCTTACTATCCAGTAAACGATAGCGAAAATAATCAAAAATATCAAAAGTATAAATTAGCTGCTAATAATTTAAAAAATGTTCATTTCGGCGGAAGATTGGCAGAATATAAATACTACGATATGCACCAAGTAATTGAGTCTGCATTAAATTTTGTAAAAAAAGAAGTCAATGCATAAAATAAAATAGTGAAAGCTGCGATTTTAATAGAAAAAAATAAACCCCTTTACGTAGATAGTATTAGTTTGCCGAAAAAGCTATCTTTTGGGCAAGTTAGAGTAAGGCTTTTGACTAGTGGATTGTGCGGGGCGCAATTACAAGAAATAGCGGGATTAAAAGGCAACGAAAAATTTATGCCGCATTTGTTAGGTCATGAAGGGTGCGGGATAGTCGAAGATCTTGGCGAAGATGTTTCCAAAGTAAAAAAAGGAGACAAAGTGGTGATGCATTGGAGAAAAGGATCAGGAATTGAGGCTAATTTTGCTAAATACTCTTGGAACGAGAGAGAAATCTCTGGGGGAAAGGTCACAACTCTTGCCGAAGAAGTGGTGATTTCCGAAAATCGTGTTACCCCAGTAGATAAGGATATCGACAGTGAATTCTGCTCTCTTCTCGGTTGTGGATTATCGACTGGTTTTAGCGTAATTAATAAAGACGCAAATATTAAATTTGGAGAAACGGTATTGGTTATCGGCTGCGGAGGAGTTGGCCTTAGCTGCGTGCAAGCGGCCAATCTTTCTTTAGCGTCTTATGTGGCAGGAATAGATATCAGCGAAAATAAAAGAATGATGGTAGAAAATTTGGGAGCGGATTATTTTAGTGCTGTTAACGCGGAAAAGATAATGGAGTCTAAAGTGAAATTTGATTGCATTGTTGATACTACTGGATTGTTAAGCTTCGTTTCAAGATTTATTCCAATGTTGTCAGAACAGGGAAGATGTATTCTGGTTTCTCAACCGAAACCGGGCTCTCAAATTACTATTTCTGATCCAATTAAATTTTTCTCAAGCAACGGCCAAACGATTAGATCTACTCAAGCTGGCAACTTTGATCCTGATATAGATATTCCAAGATACGTAAAACTTTATAAAAACGGCAAAATAAATATAAAATCTTTAGTGACTGATCGTTATGACATCTTCAATATAAATGAAGCTATCGAAAAGTTAAAGACTGGAGAATCAGGAAGAATAATCATAAATTTTTAACATGAACTACGCCAAAAAGCAGGATTTGATTGATTTCGAAAACTCAATCATTGATCTATATAAAGATTGCAAGTTGCCATTCTTATTTCATCTATCTGGAGGAAATGAGGATGAGCTAGTAGAAATATTTAAAGATATCAAAGATGGAGACTATATCATCTCTAATCACAGAAATCACTACCACGCTCTTTTAGCTGGAATTCCGGCGGAAGAGTTGCGTCAAAAGATCGTAGACGGCAGGAGCATGTTTATTTACGATAGAAAGCGTAATTTTTTTACGTCAGCTATTATCGGCGGTACGCCAGCTATCGCAGCGGGAATCGCTCTTGCTCTAAAGCGCAAAGGGTCTTCTCAAAAGGTTTGGTGCTTTGTGGGCGACGGCACAGAAGACTCTGGGCATCTTTTCGAGGCGGCAAGGTATGTTTATGGATTTGACTTGCCATGCACTTTTATTGTCGAAGATAACAACAGATCTGTATGCACTCCGAAAGACGAACGGTGGGGAATGGCGAGCTATCCAGATATGCCTCCATCTGTAATGAGATATCAATATGATATTACTTATCCACATGCTAGAATTGATGCTGCTATTGACTTAAAGAAAACAAAGCAAAAAACTGATGCTGAATATTTCCCTTATTTAACTCCAGAGGTTTTTCCAGAATTTAAAGTTGATCAAGATGTTTCTTTTAAGTCAGCGGCCACTCAAGCTATGACAGAAATTGGAAATGCTAATTCTGTATTTATTGGTTATAATGTTAAGTATGGAAATGCTATGGGCAATCTTGTTAATGTAGAAAATAGCAAAAAAATTGAAACTCCAGTAGCAGAAAATCTTATGGCGGGGCTTGCTATCGGAATGTCATTTGAAGGATTCAGGCCAGTAGTTTATTACGAACGGCATGATTTTATGTTGGTAGCCGCAGATGCGATTATAAATCACGCTAATCATATCGAAAGAATATCTCATGGCGAATATGAGTGTCCAGTAATATTCAGAACAGTAGTTGCAGACAGCGGCCCTTTCTATTCTGGGCCTACTCATTCTCAAAACTTTACAGAAGGTTTTAGGAATCTGGTGTCTTTTCCAATTTATGTTCCTGAAACTGGGCCAGAATTACTAATGGCTTATAAAAAAGCTCTCTACTCTAAGAGGCCTTCGATGATTGTAGAAAGAAAAAGTAAATTCTAATGAAAAAGAAAATTTTAGTAATAGGAGATAGTTGTAGAGATGTTCATGTCTATTGTTCTTGCGATAGAATGAGCCCAGATAAACCTGTGCCTGTATTAAAGATCCTTGACCAAAACGACAATCCGGGCATGGCTAAGAACGTTTATCGTAACATAAAGTCTTTAGAAGATTCTTGCGATATTGTTACTAATTCAAACTGGGCTAATATTACTAAAACAAGATACATCCACAAGAGCACTAATCATATGTTTTTCAGATTAGACTCTGCCGAAAATATAAAGAGATTTAATATAGCAAAAATGGATTACAATTATGATCACGTTGTTATTTCTGATTATAATAAAGGATTTTTAACAGAAGAGGACATTTTAACTATTTCTTCTAATCATAATTCAGTATTTCTTGACAGCAAAAGAATATTAGGAGACTGGGCTACAAAGGTAAGATTCGTAAAGATTAATAATTTTGAATACGATAGATCTAAACATTGCGTTCCAGCTATTCTTAAAGATAAAATAATTAAAACAGCCGCAGAAGATGGATGTTATTATTTAGGAAAAAATTATCCAGTAGCGCAACAAGAAGTGATAGATGTGTCTGGGGCTGGTGACTCTTTCTTGGCTGGATTAGTGGTAGAATTTAGCAAAAGCGACGACATGGAGAAGGCTATTATTTTTGCAAATGAATGCGCTAGTAGAGTTGTGGGGCAAAAAGGAGTAGGAATTATATAACTATAGAGCAGATTATGGTGTAATCTATGGCATGGCTGTCTACAACATATCCATAAACCAAGGCGAAAGTTACAATTTAGATGCGTCATTAGTAAACTCATCGGGGACAAGCGTCAATTTAAGTGGTTACTATTTAAGAGGCCAAGCCCGCTATTCTTATGGATCAACTGGCGTATTATTAAATTTAAGTCCTACTATAACAAGCGCTATTAGTGGCGCTATAAATATTAGCTTAACGCCAACTCAAACAGCGGGTCTTCCAACGACAATAGCCGTTTATGATATAGAGAGTTACGTTTCTGGAGAAAGCACCGTAAATAGAGTATTAAATGGCTCATTTTCGATATCGCCAGAAGTAACAAGGTAATTTTATGGCATCAGACAATATCATAATTAAAGATAATGGTAGCGTTACTATTATTGTTACTGAAGATTCGAATGAAGTTAATCAAACAGTAGTAATTCCTCAAGCGGGGAATTCTATAAATGTTACTCCAAGTAACAATCAATTAGATGATACAATAACTGTTGCTAGAGGATTGCAAGGCCCGGCTGGATCGTCGGGAACTTCGGGAACTTCGGGAGTATCTGGATCATCGGGGACTTCTGGGGCATCTGGATCTAGTGGCACCTCTGGATCGAATGGCACCTCAGGAACTTCAGGCTCAAATGGCACATCAGGAACTTCGGGGTCAAACGGTACTTCGGGATCTAGCGGATCTGGAGGAACATCAGGAACAGCAGGTTCATCTGGGTCGTCTGGATCGTCGGGGACTTCGGGAACATCTGGATCAAGCGGGACATCTGGCGTTAATGGATCTAGTGGCACCTCTGGATCGAATGGCACCTCAGGAACTTCAGGCTCAAATGGCACATCAGGAACTTCGGGGTCAAACGGTACTTCGGGATCTAGCGGATCTGGAGGAACATCAGGAACAGCA